AACATTGGTTTACCATCTGTAGCCAAAGTACCTGATTCCCAATCAAAATCAACTGACTCTTTATATGAGTTCATTAACTGTGAAAGCGATTGTTTTGCTCTGGTCTTAGATTTACCACCAACTGGGATAACAAACTTCATTCTAAATGAAGCATTAGTCACGGCCCAAATAACTCTAGTGTGTTCCATAATTCTTAACAAGTTAAATGCTCTTGTTAATCTCTCAATATATGAAACTCTTGATGCTGTAGTAATTGAAGAGTACGAAATATAGATAATCTGTGAATCGTAAAGTTTACGCTCTTTAACTGGATCATCTTTGTATTGTACCCAAACCTTTTTACCATCATCGTGATTATAACCAGGAATAAGTGTGATTGGATCTAATTCTTTAAAACCAATAATTTCTTTTTGGTCGGGGGAATAAATTATTTCAAATGCAAGATAACCATCAATTAGGAATTTTCTAAAGAAATACCATGCAGATTGATCAGAATTAAAACCAAAATAGTGATAGATTTGTCTAAAGTATTTATTAAGATCTTTGTCTACCTGCTCTGAAATATCAATACCTAGAATTTCAGGATAACAGAAAAAGTTTTTCTCATCATATACAATGGTCTCATCACACAGAATATCTAAAATATCTTCCACTTCATCATTAAGTGAAAATCTTCTAAGTTCTTCTCTTTTACCTTCATATGATTGATCAAAAAATGGAATATTAGATCTTAAATTAGTGTCTGTCATTGACATTGCTGCAAATGCACCATAAATGTCATCTGAGTCTACACCAAACGGGTTCATTTGACCATAACCTATTTCGGCTTCCATTGGTCCAATTGCTTGTGATTGTCTTAGGACTAAATCATCATAGCGCATACCAAACGAAGACAATGACTTTAGAGCATTTGAAATGCTAAAAGGTCTTGATCCATTGCTCAATGGTCCATTTCTGTCGTTAAATCCTGCCATACTATTATATTATTATGTTCTGTTTATATATCTTTTCTTTTTGAGCGCGCTTTTAGGTGCTCTCTAAATTGTCTTTTAACTTCATTAATCCCAATACCATTTAGGTCTTGAAAATCGCAAAGTGCTATTTTAGCCCAACTTTCATAAGAAACTACTTTTTGATTCTTTTTTAGTTGAGGTATGTATTGTCTAATAGCAAAATCAAATCCAAATTGTTTTAAAAACTTAACAGCGTCTTTGTATATTAGATTAATTTCACCCTGTGTTAATGCATTGTTTTCTTTAGATCTTCCTGTTTTAGATTTGATTTGGCCGGCCATTCTGTCATAGATCATATCTAATAGATCTTCTTTCATCTGTACTGGTAATAAGTTAAGATTAATTCCAACGTCCGTACCACTCTCATGTGGATCCATAGCTAACACAACCGGATTCATATCCCACCATTCTAATGTTTTAATATGCTTAGGCTTTTCATATCTAAATACATGAATCATTCCGACCCTAAATGGTTTACTGTGTTTTGCTACAGTGTTATCTCTAATAGATTTAGAAGCTTCAGCAAACCATTTTTCTGCACTTCTTCGTGCTTTAGTTTTACCGCCAGCTTCCTTAGATAAATCCTTAATTTCTTTTTTTATTTTACCCATTATTTAAGAGACTTTTCTGTTAGAACTATGAACCTCCAACCTCTATTTTCAGCCCATGCCTTTGCATATTTATATTTATCTCTATTTTTTATATACTGCTCTGCTAAAAACTTATAGGATTTAAGTGCCTTTTGACTATTCTTTTTAGGTGGAGCTGGCTTTGTAATTTGTGCCTCTGGTTTAATTTCTATTAAAAACTCCTCGTCTCCATCAATACCTCTAGTTTTCATATAGAAATCTGGATAATATTTGTGTTCTCTTTTATCGAATGACCATATATAATTAATCTCAACTGGTTCACTGGACCATTTAATTACACTATCTCTAGTATCGCACATGATCATGAACTTGCGTTCCCATGAAGATCTATAAATAATTGGAATTGGCCCAATGTATTTTTCTGGATTTGTTGGTGTAAAATACCCTTGTACAAATCCAGAATTTCCGGTTGGTTTGAGATTCTTTATTGACATTTAAATATTAAACATTCCACCATTATCATCGCTTCCACCATTAGTAGTAATTCTGTCGATTGATAAAGTTCCTTTATATTTTTGCGGGTGAATTTTATTCCAACCTTTAGCATATCCACGTTTTGCAATTTCTGTAAAATACGCAAACGCATTTGGATATTTTGGATTAAAGTTTCTCCAATATTTAAGTAGATCTAATAACGCGAATTGAAGACAATCACTTCTGTCGTCACTGTTAACATAATTTAATCTATTAATAGTTCTTTCGGCTAAAAGCACCAACATTTTTTCTGCAGTTGGCGTTAATTTATCTAGTTCTTTAGATTTTACTAATTCGTTATAAAGGTCTTTATTATTTAAATAATTCTTTTTTCTGGGCATAATCTTTATATATGTTTAGTATTATACTAAAAAAAGCCCAATTGTTTCCAAATGGGCTTTTTAAATAATAATATACATGTTTAAATCGAATCTTCTGCTGCGATTTTAAGTTTATTTTTCTCTATTCTCATTGGCTCTTCGTTTACGAAAACCGTTAAGATATCTGATTTACCTTTTCCTGTAAATTCTAAAGCATCTACTTTAACTTTAGATCCTAGTGGTAAATCTTCTGATTCTATTGTTGTTTCTGCGCTAACATAGCCATCATCTCTCGTTAAAAGATCTTCATTTTGTAAATCAGCTAATTCTTCAGAGATTCTAGTTATTTCACTATTTAATAAATTGTCAGCTGCTTTAATATCTGGTAAATTTCTATTTGCTTCTGATAATCTACCTTTCTGATCTTTTAAGAATGCAATCATTTCATGCATTAATTGTGTCTTCGCTAATTTAGCAGCTCTTCTTTCTTTGTAAGATTCTAAAATATCTTCAACCATTGGTGTAATATCTGCACCTGTATTTTCAGCAACATATTCTATCGCTGCATCTGCTAAAAGTTTTGTGAATTTTTCAATTTTAGTAGCTTCATTAATTCTGTATACGAACATATTGTTATCAGCTCTCATTGCTAAAACTCTAACATCACCGTCTCTAGATTCTGAAATAAATTCTAATACATTATAATGATTATAATTTTTAGATGCAAATTCAAATAAATTGATCAATGCTTTATCATTATACTTAATATATGCTGCGGCTAATAAAGATTCTGCAAGAGGAAGAGATGGTGAATATGCTAATTCTACATTACCTGCATAAAACTTATTCTCAGATACATTATAAGATAATTTAACTACAATTGATTCTGTAAGTAAATTAAGTTTTGATGATTCTAAAACTGCTAATTCATTTTCAACTTCAGTTACTGCTAATTTCTTACCAGATGTTTTGTATGATTTAATGTTTTCATTTAAGAAATTAATCTTTTTATCTAATTCTACTAGCGCATTAAAGTTATCTAATGCTGATTCATTAACTTTAGAAATAGTCTTCTTATTGTTATAGTCATAGTAAAAAGAAATACCCTCATTAGTGATGTTAAACAATTCATTTGCTTTAACTAAAAATGAAAACTCTTCTGAAACATTAGTGACTTTTTCGATATGACTTCCCGTCATTCTGAAATTTTGTCCACCGGCATGAAATACAAAACCATTTTTAGATTCTATAACTGGTGAAATAATTCCTTTGTTTAAATTTGCCATTTGTGTTATTTAATTTTTTATATATATCTTTATTTTATTCATCGAATGGTAGATCAGTTGCCTCAACATCATTTATGTCACCCATCATAGGCTTATCTTTGTCTAAAACATTAGTGCCATAATCTGATGTATTTGTAAATTTAAAAATTCTATTAGAATTCTTTCTTCTCTTAGAAGTTCTTAATAATTGTGTATTAATGCTTGTTAATTGGCCTAAACTATTCATGTCAAAATCACAATCCGTACCCGTTAATACCCAAGAAGTTAAGTCTTCGTTCCATGTCCATATCGTACAGTCAGATGTGTCATAATATATTACTGGATTTGGTAAGTCACCCTCATAGAATTGATTAGGATCAAGTGCTAATGTATTGGGATCTCCGTAATTACCAGTAACGCCATTTTCATAAGTAGATCTTGTAAACTTAGTGTAAATGTCATCTTCAAAATCAAATGAAGGTATATTAGTATTAATCTCTAAACTAAATGTAATTTTATGATTTTCTTTATCATCAAATCCATATTCAATTGGACGCTCTTGTGTGTAATCATCTGGCATCATATATTCAGATGAAATTCTATACATACCATCTTCTAAGTGACCTGCATCAACGTGAAAGAAATTAGCCTTATACATGTTTTTAATAATTGATTCAGTAACCTTAAACATGTCTAATTGACTAGATAATAATATTTCTACATCGACACTAATTACACATGGAATCATTTCAAATTCAGCAACAAAACCTTCCATTAAGCCGCTTTGATTCATCATCGTATAATTACCTAAATTTCTCTTATTAACAAGTTTACCTGGATCTATTGAAAATGAAGATAAGTTTACTATACCTCTTGGTACTTTATCGTAATTACCATCTGCGAATTCTCCATTTGGATCACATGATTCTCCGTTTACATTTGAAAATAAAAAATTATCTTTAATAAAGTTTTCATCACCAGAGACTGCATAAAAAAATGGCACATCTACAACAGCTCGTTCTTCATTAGAGATTTGTCTCCAGAAACTAAGTTTACTATTTAAATCAGCTAAAAGACCTATGATAATATGTCTGATAACTGAATCGTCTTTGTTGTATTTTAAATTATATGTTGCCATTTATTATATTGTGTTGTTTATTCACACGTTGCTGTTGATATAATGTTGTTTAGCAATTCAGTTGATGTTGTTGATTCGTTTAATTGTAGTATTTCAACTATATAATTAGCATCTTCTAAATTTTGTAATAGAGTTGCATCAGTGCCAGATGGTACAGTGTCTTTGTCTATTTTATAAGTACCTCCATTAGCAATAGTATTTAGCGAGAAGACTGGTAAAGAAGTTGTTGATTGGTAATAATTTTCAGGGTTAGTTCCACATACTGCTGCATACGCTGCATATAGGTTATATACAAATGGTGTAGGTTCTGGCGTTGCAGTCGGTGGAACTGGCGTTGCAGTCGGTGGAACTGGCGTTGGCTCTGCCGTAGGTACTGGCGTTGCAGTCGGTGGAACTGGCGTTGCAGTCGGTGGAACTGGCGTTGCAGTCGGTAAAGGATCCGCATTAAAATTAGTCCAAATTTCATTTGTTTGACACCATGCCAACGCATCGTTTTCACCTCCATTATTTCCTGGAGTTTTGTCAAAAACTACTGGGTTATTTACAGCAATAGAATGTTTCTCTACCCACGATACAAAATCTGTTGCGTTATCAAGTTCTTCAAATGCAAAATATGCAGTAGGTCCTCCGGTTGGATCACCTATCGCAGGGCTAGTATTAGTACCAAACGGT